CCAATATAATATATTTTTTTGTTGTCAGATCTATTGTGATAGTGGCCAGAAAATACTTTTTTAAATTTATTAAAAATATTACTATCTCTTCCGTCTTCCATCACATGGCCTTTATATGCCTCAAATCCATTCAGCTCAAGGTGTCCCATCACAACTTTAGATTTGGAACTTTTAATTAAATCTAAAGTATCCTGTTCATTTTCTTGGTTTATCCAAGGAACAAATAAAATTTCAGTACCATCAATGTTTACATGAGATGGTTCCGAATAAATTTTTATGTTTGAGTATTGTTTAAGCAGAAGATCAGGAGAATTAATTCTATTTGTAGATTTAAAATATACATCATGATTTCCAGCTATTAGATGTACATTGTATTTTGATAATGGATCTAATACTACTTTTTTTGTCCACTCCAATCCAAAAAAATCTATTGATTTTCTATTATCAAATGCGTCACCAAGATGAATTACTGTTTTTATCCCCAATTCTTCTAATTTTGGAAAAAATATTTTTTTATAAAAATCTTCGAAATATTCCTGAAAAAGTTTAGAAGACTTTCTACATGACCAATGGGTGTCCGTTATGAGTGCTACTAGAGACATCAGTTCCTAAGTTTAGTGTATATTGCGTCCTTGATGCTATTATAATCGCTATAGTTGGATCCGTCAATGGTATTGTCATCTACAAATACCTCATCAAATCCAGACTTTTCTAAAATTTTGCCTCTAATCTCAAGTTGACGCTTTTCTTTTTGAATTCTTCTAAGGAAAGCATAATGTATAACTTGAGTAAAATATGCAAAAGGATTTTGTGATTTTTCCGGATCAAAATTTAAAACATATTGCACACAATTTTCAATTCCATCAGATATCATGTCTTCTTTAAACATGTAGTTTACAAAATTTGGCTTAAAAGATAAATGTGTTGCTATTTTTAAAAAACATTCCCCTATGTAATTTGGAATTCTTGGTTGCTCTACTCCATTCTCACTAGCAGTTTTTACTAACCTTCGATATTCGATCAGAGCAATCAAGAAATCTTTATTATTAACATAGTGAACACTACGCTTTCTTTTTGTCATAATGGCTGTTGTAATCATGAATATCTACGAATACTATATATTCAAAAATTATAGCACAGGATCATGTGAAATTGCAAGTTCTACCAGGGTATTGACAAGCAGTCAAAAAGTTGGTAGAATTAGCTTTGTGAGCGATGATAACCAATTTAGTTATTAATAATTAATATAATATACAATAAATATACATTCTTCTTTAGAAGAATGTTTTTCCGAAGGAAAAACTATTTAAAGGTCTTTATATATTTTTTCTAATATATTCTTAGCTTCATTAATATTAGAAATATATCCCATCTCCCTAGTTAATTTAAAATAATTTATTCCAAATTGAGAATTATCTCTTTCATTTAATTTTTGATTGACATATTTTTGATGTGTTGATATGATCTCATCGTCGTAAGTCTCAGTCATTGTCATAACATTTTTCATATCTATTACAAATATGTCTTCATGAGTTGTTTTCATCCATGGTTCAACTTTATATGCAACTCCATATTTAGTTTTGACTTCAATTAACACAATTGGATCTGACACTAAAAGTAAAGTTTTAGTGTCTTCTTCTGATGCAGATACTTTTGCAAATATCTCCTCTCCACTTATTAATTTTATACTAGCATAAAAGTCATCTTCCATTTTACTTTAAACTTATTGGTATTATTTCATAATCAAATTGTTCTTCGTTATATATTCTAACTCTATCAATAAAATGTTTTAGAGTATAATTTTTTATATTATTGTAAGTACAATCATCGGAAATATCATACAAAGTTGCTTTTTCTTTATTTTTTCCTTTTCTCAGTACTCTTCCAATACTCTGCAAATTTCTAATTCTTGATTTACTTGGTGATGCAAATATTATATTGTGTAAATTATTAATAGATATGCTAGTACTAAAAACTCCATAACTTGCTACAATAATTGCTTCATTTTCTCTTTCAGTAATCTTTCTTATTTCTTCTCTTTCTTCAACTTCTACTCCGCCATGAACGAAAAATATTTTTCTATTTTTGTCACTTTGATTATTTATTAATTCGTAAAGTGGTTTTCCATGAGTCTCAACTCTTGCAAATAAAATTAAACTATTTCCTTTTAAGTCTAGAGCAAGATTTTTTATAAATTTATTTCTTTTTTCGTTTGATATTAAATATTGTATTTCTTCTTCATATTGGGTAAATTTATGTGGTGTATGTTTTAATACCAAACAATGTATATCTAATTTTGATGCCCTACCTTTATCTATCATTTCTTTTGTATTGATAGTTTTATAAGTTGGACCAAAAAGACCAGAAATTACCCATTCATGAGTTTGAGAATCTTTTCCACCATTAGATAAAGTTCCAGTAAACCCAAATCTATATTTTGCATGATGGCACTTTTTCATTGTATCAACTAATGATTTAGATTTTGCCTGATGGCACTCATCTACAATCACACATTCAAAATCTTCAAAAAATGATTTATTCATTTTAAAGATAGATTGCCATGTGGATAAAGTAACTGGCAATTCAGTACTTTTTTCTTTTCCTGAATATATCATGTGACAAGTTTTTGATGAGTCCCACCCATAACTATCAAAATCTTTAGCCATCTGATGTATGAGTGAAGTATTGGGAAAAATTATTAATGTTTTGATTCCCTTGTGAGCATAATATCTAGCGATAGAATATATTACTAAAGATTTGCCAGAAGCAGTGGGAGATATTATAGTCTTTCTATTGTATCTCAGGCATTCGTATACTGCGTTTATTTGATAATCATATGGGACATGAGAACATATAGCACCCATATATCCTGATATTGCTTCTAGTGAAATTTCTTCGTTTATTTCAAATGGTAGTCCATAATATTTGTTTTCTTTAAATTCATATGTGTATCCATGTGATTTAATTTTTGAAATTACTTTATCTAATAATCCAGCATAAATTTCTCCAGTGGATACTGACAATAAATGTATTGTTCCATCCCATCCAGTTGATCTATATTGAGGCATGAATTTGGCACTTTCAACTGAAAAGGTGAAATGCGGTTGAAGTTCATATAAAATATGTGGTTCACATTCTAGTTTAATGTATACTTCATTCTTTTTAACAATAGTTACATCAGCCATATCCAGAAATATATTTTTGGTACTCAATTGAATTTTTTATTTGGTATGTTCTACTATGAATCATCTTTAAAATATCACTAAGATAATTTAACATTGCATCATAATATTCTATTTTTAAAGATACTCTTGATATATCTTCATCGGCACTAAGACAGCTATTTAAGTGTTCTTTATCTCGTATTCTTTTTTGATAAGATTCTTGATATTCTTCTGGATCAGCCTTTCCAGTATAATATTCATATTTTTTATGTTTTACTTTATTTTTCTCTTCTTGGGCTTTCTTTTTTAGTAATAATATGTTGTTAAAAATTTCATAATATTTTGAATGTAGTTTTGGTATATTTAAAGATTCTAAATGTAAATTATCTGGATCAATTGTAGAATCTATTTTCCACATGGACTCAATTTCATTGATATTCATAAAGAGGATTTCCTTTGTTGTCAGTTATTTCATAGTAAGTATATTTGAATTTTACTTCTGCAGTAAAAAATTCAGCATCATTATCAGTTGCATCAAATAATAGTGTAGTTAAATCAAATGGGAACAAATCATAGAATTTTACTTGGAAATTTGGTCTTTGGTTACTAGTCAATACTTGTAATGTTCCATCAGAATAAAGATTTAATTGGGAATTTATTTTTGTATCTATTTTTTCATTTTGATCTTGTAATTTATATATTTGTCCTAGTGATTCTGGATATCCAAGTCCCCTAATCCAATTTTGTATCTCCATATAATTTTCCAGATTTTCATCAACCATAAAACGAAGATTGAAGTCTTCAAATTTTATTTTATCACCAGGTTGTGGAATATCCTTTAAATATGTTGGTTGGTTAGCAATACCAAGAGAAAGTGAAGGTATGTTTGCTGTATTTGAAAAAAATGCAACCTTAGGAGATCTGGTGATAGTAAATTTAAACTGAGTAGGTAATAAAAAATTCCTATTCTGTATTTGATTACTATATGCGTTTCCGACCATTTTTTTCTACTATTTATGCTTGCAAATAAAAAAGGGACCCGAAGGTCCCCAGAACTATATGTACAAGAAAGACTCACATTAAGTTTTTGACCTGTACTCTTCTATAGTAACGGTTTGCGTTTGTGGTTAGAGCACCAAGACCCTTCTCTAGACCTTCAGCAAATGGATTCGCTACCATTCCGTAGCGAGTCTTGAAGCCGATCTTAGGCTGGAAGGTGTTCTCGCCAACGGCACGAACCATCTGGAGAGGAACATAAGGACAATAGAAGAGACCTGCATCATAAGGTGAGGTTCCCTTATATCCAACAACATAATACTGACCACCATCAGCACCAGGATTGGTACCACCAGAATAAGGATCGATATATACGCGATACTTACCCATTAGGACACCAGCAAATGTGTTGCCAGTATCATCTACATTTAGATTAGCATTTAGGGCAGGAGTGTAATCGAGTACGCCAGCCATGGTTAGAGCTGATGCAACATCAGATGAACACATGATTACATTACCCTTTCCTCTACGAGTTCTGATTGCGATTGCGTTTGCATCACGCTCGATTTGGAATAGTAGACCCTTGAACTTCTCAACTGACCAACGACCGTTGGAGTCGATATCTAGGTCGAATACACCAGCAGTTGCGGTATTAGTTACAGCACCCTGCTCAGCAACCTTATAGATGGTTCTGATGACTTCGCGGTTGATTTCAGCAAGAATCTCAGTTGAGAGAATATTTGCTAATTCCGCTTCAGCATTCAAACCATGGATTGCCTTGAGGTCTTGTGCTAGCTCTAAGCTATACTCGGCCTTTAGTGCTCTTGACTTTGCTTCAACAAGAATCTTCTCGATTGAGAAAGCCATCTCGTTGAACTGACCACCATTGGCAGCACCGAGAGCTTCTGAGTCACCAGTCTTCATGCCCTGACCTACATTGTAGGCAGTCTGTGAAGCAGATGCAGTTGGGTTTAGAATTCCAGGATTTGCGCCACTCTGTGAAGTGGTACCCATACCAACAGCAGCATCAGTTGAGTTGGTTGCAGTCTGATTAGCGTTGTTACCGGAGAATGCAGTATCAGCTTCGTTGTAGAATGCTTCAACTCCAGCTTGATCCTTGTAACGGGAACGCATTGCGAAAATGAGTCCAGTAGGACCGGTCATTGGCTGAACACCAGCGAGATCGTATGCCACCAAATTAGGCATTGAACGACGAATCAAGCTGATTAGAACTGGATCGAAACCAGCTACAGGACCACCAGCAGCAGCTCCGGTACCTACATTACTGTAAGCACCAAAACCACCAGGGGCATTACCTGAGTTGGTTGGTGACTCCATTAGTACACCATTAGAGAATGATTGCTCTTCTCTTAGAAACTTTTCTTGGTTTTCGAGCAAGACAGCGGTTACTGCTTTACGATGAGAATCTTTGATTGGATCAAGACCATCATAGTTGAGAAGCGGTGCCCACTTTTCTTGCAGATGC